CGCGTTGTTCCGGCCCCATCTACCCATGAAAGTTTCGTTCGGAAGTTAATATCGTCCCGGTATCGCATCGTAATCTTATGGGTCAAGTCGCCCCTCATTTGCATTGCAACTTGCAACTCTCGGCCTTGCAGGGGTTCAATAGATGCCCATTCGGAAGCCGGCGTACCAGCGACATAGGTAATAACCGTATCGGCCTTATCTGTAGCCGTATCGACAGGTTGCCAGACGTAGAGCAAGTGCCGAAGTTTACCCGCTTTCATAGTTCGTATCGCAAAGTACGGATAAGACTTTTTAGCGTATACGGAATTTCCGTCATATTCAAGTTACTTATCGGCTCTCGGTTCTCATACTGGTGAGCGATCAAATACAGTAAGCAAGTCTTAACCCGTGGGGGGAGCGTACCAGAGTAGCCAGAAATAAAACGGATCGTTACCGGGGTTGCTCTTTGAAGGTCCGCATACGGCCACACGTTTTGCGGAGTTGGAATTATCTTTGCCGGTTCTTGGCTGTTGTTCAGTGACCAATCGCTGAACGTCTGCTCCGTGTTGTCGAAGTCCCGGTACTTCACACTCGTTACCGACACTACCGGATTCTTCGGGAGCCATATGCCGATTCTCCCCCAGAGTACCGGCTGTAGCTTTTCATGTTGGTAGTATGGGAAGCTATCAAGCGTATAGTCGTAGGTCGTATTAACGAAACAGCGGTTAGTTACATGCTCTAAGTAATCCACCGCACCTTCGATTAACGCCGTCAAGTAATCGTCTTCCGCGTCTCTAGCAATGATACGCATATGGGCTTTTGCAACTTGCAAAGAAATTGCTGGCGTGCTATCCCTTGCAACTTGCACAAGCCCAAATGGTTGATACATTACTTGCTATCCTCGTCATCGTCTTCATCATCGTCGTCATCACTGTCATCAGTGGGGATTGGTTTCTTACCTTTCCCGTCGGCACCGTTACCGAATTGCGGGTCTGGTCGCGGATCGGGCATCAGGGCTTGCTTCGCTTTCTTACCCTTCGGGAGTTGTGATTCCCGATAAGGAACGCAAGCGTTATCCTTGAGCAAGCTGACAGCGAGCGGTTCGCTTACCGTGTAGACTTTGCCAGTCTCTAGCATATGCTCGGCACTGGCATAAGTCTTAACCATCTGTACGAGTGGCATTTTAGTTAAAGTCCGTTAGAACCGAAGAGGGTTGGGTAATCGGTTGCTTCCGCATAAAGATGCGGTCCACAACCGCACCGCCAAGCACAGTATTGGCGGTAGCACGGGTGACTACGATACGGGCATACCGTTTCGTAATCTTCGTGAGTTCAAGGCGTAGGACGGTTGCAGTCGTTGCGTCCGTCCACGAAATCGACAGGCCGGAAACATCGGCCATGTCGGCGGCACCGGAGTCGTCGCCTTCTTGAATCTTCGCGGTGCCGGTGCCAGTCGCGGTAATCGTACCGAGAATGAGCGTAAACATAACGCTCGCGGCATCAATACAGTCAATCGTAGAGCCGGTAACAGTCGAAGTACCGGCAGCGGTTTGCGGTGCAGCGATGGCGGTCGATAGAGCATTCAGCAAAGGCAGAGCGTGCATGTTGTTGAGTGCTTAGAGTTTGGTCTCTTACTGCCTTAACCCTTCCCGCTCGTAATCGGGGAGGGTAGGCGGGCAACGGGCGTTGTTGCAAGTTGCAAAAGAATCTACATCAATTACGTCGCCCACTTGCAGCGGACGAAGGCTTCTTCGAGAACCGGCATAGCATCCGATTCGAAGCTAGTGAAGAATCCGACTTGCATAGTTTCAAGGTACAGTTCTTCCGCCATCTTGATCCAGAATTCAAGGCTATCAGCGGCGTGATAGAACGAGAAGTCGCCAAGCATGGCAATGTAGCTACCAGTCGTGAACGTCGTCGGAACGCATTCCGACAGTTCAATCGGATGCTCCAAGAGCATCGTTGGCGTACCGGGCAGCGTTTGGAAGTTCAACAGCGGGCGACCAGCGGTATCGACAAGGCCCATCAGCTTTTGCATCATCGACCGCGAGAATTCCCAACGGGCCGTCTTGTGGTATTGCACCTTCAACGTCCACTTAGCCGCGAGCAACAGCGGATAGGTCAAAGCGTTAGAGGCGGCAATCGTAACGTCGCGACCAGTCGAGATACCGGCACTGGAAGCGGTATAGATACCAAGAGGACGGCCAACGCCGTTACCCGTGTGGAAGGCCCGTTCCTTCGTGATAGCCGCCTTATACGCGAGACGGTTGGTCACGATATCGGCCGGACTTCCGCCCTTGCCGTTTTGGTCGTCGGCGGAATCGAAAGAAGCGTTCGCGGCCATGCGAAGCCAACGTTCCGAGACTTTCAACAGCTTACGGGCCGGGTGCGGCATAAGTGCCCGCTTGCCGAACGTCATGTCCGTATCGGCATCAACGGTCGCAATTTCCGTTGTCCAATCCGAGTCTTCCGGGTTGGCGTCAAGCGACGGGATGCCGAGCGATTGAGCGTTCAGAAGTTTCGTAGTCGTGGCAAACTTCATCAGCCAAATCAAGTCATCAACGGCCTTGAGAATCTTGCTCGACATTTGTTCGGGCAGAACGAGATAGCCGCCCTTATAGTCAATGTCAGCTTGCAAGGCGCGAGTTGCGAGATACTGGCTAAGGGCCGCTTTGCCACCGCGAAGGTAGGCTTTTGCAATTTGCAAATACTCAGGCTTCGACCGGCGTTCGCGGACGGCGAATTCTTCGTCCGTCTCGCCGTAACGGGTAATGCGGAATTCGCTGCCGTTAGAAGTGGGCTTGCTCGGCGGCGATTGGCGGCGTTGTTCGAGTTCCTTTTCGGCGTGTTCCGCACGCCGCGTAGCTTCCTCAAGGGCGGAATCATCGCCCAAGTCGATTTGCATACGCTCGGCACGGTCGATATTCTCGTCGCAGATAACTACATCCGCGTACATCTTATCGAGCTTTTCTTGTTCTTCCGCCGTAGCCTTGCGAGTTTCGTCGGAAATCTTCTTGGCGATTGCCGTATAGTCGGCTTGCAGCTTCTTCTTCCGTTCCCGATTTTCTTTGCTAATTGCAAAAGCGTTCGGGTCGAGGCTCGGCTTTTTCGTCTTAGTCGTTACTTCAGGCATGGGTCGGTTCCTAAGTGTGGGTTACTCTCCCTCTATAGTATTAACTGACAAGTATGGCTAAGTCGAAAAAATAGATTATGCTAGAACGGAATTCTACTGTCTCGCAACCTTCGATATTCTTCGTACATCCTTATCTTAATTTCACGCCACTTCCCTAAAACTCCGTGCCGGGTTTTATGTGGTCGATTGTATATCATGTAGTAGACTTCCGCATAGGTTAGCCCCGTGCGAAAGTCGTTGTATTCTAGCTCTTTATCTAGTTGTGCGTAGATAGCATCCATATGCTACACCCCACGAATTCTCATCAAATCGACCGGCGTATAATCACGCTTCGCATGTTCCTTTGCAAGTTGCAAGAGTTCGTCTTGTGAGAAGTATGCAGTTCGCAACTTCGCGGTTGTATCAGGATACGCTGGATTGTGCGTATAGGTAACTTCGCCGATAGTGCATTTCTTTACGGTGCGAATCGGCATCTTCGGCCGGTCGTCCCATTCCTCAACTTGACAACGGAATGAGAAGCTCATACCTTTCACTACCTTCGTGCGGATATTTTCCAAAAGGTCTAGTGCGTAGCTGGTGTTATTCAAGATCGTTTCCGCATACATACCTTCGGCGGAATCAATCAGCTTTAAGCTACCTTCACTACGCCGAGCAAGTACCCGCGTTGAATCGTGTTCGACGTAGGCGAACACTTCCGAATCATCGTTCAGATTCTCGACGCTACCGGGCAAGAAGCGTTCGATAAAGTATCCGTAAATTGGATGCGAGTCCTTGTTGTAGGGGATCGCAAGGCCGCGAACAATGTTCTGGCCTTCGGTATTCTTACGAATCTCGAAATCCGTGACCGTGATATGGAGGTTATTTTTCATGCGGCTATCATTCCCTTCTTAGGTTCAGGTTTGGCGTAATCGGACTTCTCAATCGTTGTAAGCAAGCTCTTAATTAAGTCATCGCTCGCGCTCGGCATCGTAGCAAGTAGGATGTTCTTGACGGTCTTCTCGTCCGCAGGCGGATCGAAGTTTGCGATTAGCGATAGCGTTGCATCAATAACAGCCGGTAGAATCGGCTTTGAAGGATCGCTGGACCCTAGAATCTTCATGGTGCTAGGCGCGATAAGGGTATCGTTAATTTCGCCGTCGATTGTCTCCATACCTTCAAATCGACGAATGTCGTTGATGGTATAGATGCTAAGGGAGTTTCGGCCCTTCGCATAGTTCTCGAACCGCTTAGCGGTATCGGTATTAAGTAGTTTCGCTCCGTTACTGGTCGGACGGAAAAAATGTTGTCGCTGCTCGTTAATGTTCAGTAACTTAATCTTAAATTCTTGGCAAATCTTGTCTTGCCACGGTCCTAACGTATGACTAAGGAAGTCTAGCCCTTGTTCCTCGATACTTCCGATGGTTGAAGCGTTGACTTCAAAAAGCATGTGCGGCGGAATGCGAAGCCAACGACAAATTTCCTTGACTTGGAATTGCCGCGATTCAAGGA